AACGATTATTTTCGACTCTTTTTTGGCAGGTTGATATAGGTGTTTTTGACAAGCCATTATTGCTAATCCTGAAGAGATACTAGCATCATACTTAGTTCTATTGCTAATATCAAACTTAGACCAATCATCAAGAGTTCTAGTAAATGGCATTGACCCTATGTCGTCTTCATTTCTATTCCCTACCTCAGAACCAAAACCTATATATTTCTCAATGTGTGACTCTATAGCTGAAGCGTGAGCTTGTTTTATATCCTCACTTGAGTTAGGTATACCTCCTAGTTCTTTTTCTGTTTTAGATAGCTTATTAACAACTTTGTCAGGTCTGTTCATACTATAACCCCTGTAACCTCTGTTTTTAAAATGATATAAAAGTCTAGGCTTGTTGTTCTCGCAAAGCAGCGGCATACCGTAAAACACGCAGGCCATTAGTACATCTTCAAAAAATATCTCTGCCGTTTGTGGTCTTGCTATGTACTCTAAAAAAAACTCATTGCTAGGTGCGTCTTCCATGCTAAACTTAGTAAGTCCGTGCAACGCTCCATTAGAACCTCCTCCCCCAACTACTCCTGAGATATCATAACTATCACAGCCAAAAGCACCAATATGCTCATTGCCCGGCCATTTCCTTCCGTGTCTAGTCTCTACTCTGTTTTGTAAAGTTCCACTAGGAGTCCAACTAACAAGAAATCTTCCGTTCTTATTAGGATTCCAAACAACCTTAGTATCTTTCACTCCATCCTTCCAAGCAAATGAACCACGAGTAACGTGATGCTCTGTTATTAAAGTGTCGTTATAATCAATTTGTTGGTATATCTTAGTAAGGTTAAATAATGACTGCTTGCTCTCATCTCTAAAAGCGTGTGACTCTGTTCTTGGAAACTGTCTATAAAATTCATTTAGTGCATCTGCATCATCTTTTAAAGAATCTACTTCTGCTTGCCAATAGTCAATTGCTCCTTGAGTAATCATCTCATTGTCAATACCCAACACAGGTTTGTCAGGATTGTGTAAAACAGGGAAACCATACCTATCAATAAATCCCTCCATGTTCCATTCCATAGGTATGAAAAGTGAATACATACCGCTTTTGGTTTGACCGTTTCTGTTTCGGTTAGTAATATCTGAATCGTAATACAAATCTTTAAAGTTACCACCACCCTTGCTTAATGCATTTGAGGTTGAACCCATCATACACTTTCCAATAATTTTACTACCCAAACGCAAACAAGTTTTTGTAACTCGCCAATTGTTAAGAATATTGTTTGGCTTAATCCATTTTCCACTCTCATCGTGTACTAATAATAGTAGTTTTTCACCATCATAAGAGTTGTCATCTGTATTTTTCCAATCAATTGTGGTATCAAGACCTTCCATGTCATCATCTAAAACAGTTGACATATTTTTTTTAGTAATCTTTGATGCAGGTATCCTGAATGCTAACTCAGTTTTTGGCTTATCCATACCATCCATAATAGGTTTAAAGAAAAAAGGAAGCCTGCTATTTATAGGAACAACCTTATCTGTAAACATTTTTTTAGAGTCACTACCTGTCTTAGATAGTATTCCAATTCTTGAATCCCTAGCAAGAGTACCTACATTTATACATTCAGATGAACCCATAAAAGAAAAACCTGAACGTCTTATCTTTAAATAGTCCATTCCAAAACTTCTTTTGTCAGCTCTACAAGCCTCCCAATAAATCCAAAAAATTCTATTTGCTTCTCTAAAGTCAGGGTATCCTACATCAATTGATGTCCATTGAAGATACATATAATGAGACCCTGTAATATAAGAGGGTGTGCCATTGTTCTTAAAAAACATACCGCTTTCCCTATAATCAAACTCTTGCTCAATGTAATCAACGTGCCTGTCTTTGAAATCTGATGGCTGCTTGTTCCATTGAAATATAGATTTAATTTTTTTAAGTTCTTGATGAAGCTCTTGTCTTTCCCAATACTGCTCTTCTTTTTTCTTAGACCTTGACCAACAAGACTTTGGAGTAGCAGGCAGTCCGATTACCAATCCACGTATACTTACTACATCTCCAAGAGTTCCATTTTTTGATATAACAATAAAATCATATTTTGGATTATAACCATACTCCCATGACTTACCCTTATTTTTATTGGTAAGCACAGACTTTGGAATGAAGTCTTTTATTACGATATATAAGTTATCCTCTTGACCTTCTTTCTGCAAATCCTTGGTTGGTATCAGTTCTACTTGCTCCTTTTTCAGAAACCTCAATTGCTCTTTGTTCCGACTCTATTCTGTTTAGAATTTCAAACGCATCAAATATAGCAAGTTTTTTAGTGGCGGCTGCATTCTTTAGTCTATCTGCAGACAATGCATCTTCCGGGTCGTGCTTAATAATCTTTTCCTCAGCAACTCTAATAAGCTGCTCTACCGCTTTGTGACCTGCTTTTATTATCTTTAGCTTTGTTTCTTTTGATGTCATCTTTTATTCTTTTAGACTTTCTTAGCTTAGGATTAAGGAATGCCTCGTTTAAAGGCTCATCCTTGCACTCGTCATATAATATGTCTTTCCAATCTCTTCTCATAGCACCATAGTTATTTGATGGTCATACATACGGTATAATTTTTCACCATCAACCTCAAACTCATATTCGCTGTCAGGTTGAAAACACACCTTATCACCCTTGTTAACACCCTTGCTAATTAAGTATTTATTTGGAAATTTAACTAAACCAACTAAAGGTTCTTCTTTAGTATTTTTATAAATATACGAATCTTCTTTAGATATTGGCTTAATAAAGCAGTATCTATCGTAGGTATGCCATTCTTTTCCATCATGATACAGGAAAAATTGGTCGGGTTCGATAAAAAACAGGTTGTCTTTGAAAAAACTCCTACCGCTTTTTCTAGCACCTTTAATGTCGTTGTAAAATTTGAATACGTTGTGGTGTACAAGAAGTTTGTAACCTTTTTTTATTGGGCCGTTATATCCCAAAGGGACTTCCATAACGATACCTTCTCTATTAGAGAACTTGTGGTCTTCCTCAGAAGTACTTGTTATAAATTCAATGCCACCAATTTCCTTGGTGTTATTGTAGCGTTTCCCCTTAGAGGGAGTCACTATAAAAAAAAACGGTGATTTCATGATTTAATTTAATTCTAAAAATTTATATTGTACTCTACAGACACGGGCATATTCAAAAAACTTTTCCACAAGATAACTTCTTTCTTGTCTTTTGATTCAATCCAAATTTTAAAAGCGTCTTCAGATTCAACATATTTTATTAAATGAATAACTGATGTATTCCCTAAAACACTTTGACCTACAATATAATGCATTGCTCCTGACTTGTAATCAGGGCCAACGGCTATTTTTCTTATATCCATTTATTATGATATTGCTTGGATTACCCTCCAATTTGCACCATCAGACCAAACTAAAATACCGCTATAAGATGTATTCACCTCTATGAAAGCTGCTCCATTTATAGTCTGTAATGGCGGAGCTGTTACCTCTATTCTAAATGAGTTTACAGTAAAAGTTCCATCGGTAATTATTCTAATCTTTCTATAAGCATCTGTTACTGCGGATGGTAATGTAAGTATATACGTACCATTTCCTCCTGACCAAGTTGCATCATACACATTTACAGTAGCTGACGGGCCTGCAGGTGCTGCCGTTATAGTTGAGCTTCCTCCTGCTGAAGCCGCTACGTTTACAGGTGCTCCTGTATTGTATGGGTTTTCGTAAGGTATACTTAGGTTGGCACCAAATAAAGCTGCTCCACCTGTTCCTCCTGTTGTAACTGTAAGTGCTCTTTGGTATGCAGGGACGTTTAGTACATTATTAATTAATGTAGCAACACCTGAGTTACCTGCAGTAGTTAAGCCTAAAGATTCATAAGGAATGTTTAGTTGTGCTCCCACAAGACTTGCTGCTCCTGTTCCTCCTGTTGTAACTGTAAGTGCTCTTTGATATTGAGGTATGTTAAGTACCTTAGATACTAATGTTGCCGCACCTGAGTTGCCTGTAGTTGTTAGTTGACTAACATTTCCTGTAACAGTTGATGCATCAAAATTTATAATACTACCAACCTCTGTAACAATAAGGCCACCCTTACCTACCATTGTAATAGCTCCTGAGACATTGTTGATATTGCTTACGTTTGTTTTGTCAGGAATATTTAATACTCCATTAACTAACGTTGCAGGGCCTGTTAAGCCTATAGTAGTTAAACTTGCAAAAACAGGAGAGTTATCAATAGTTATAGTTGAGCCAACCTGATTTACGCTAATTCCGCTAGTTCCCTGTAATATAACAGAACCTGTTATACTGTTTATATCTGTAACGCCACCACTACCTGCATAAACAGGAATGTTTAACACACCATTAATCAAAGTAGCACTACCTGTTGTACCTGTGGTTGTTACTGATTGCAGTTTACCTGCTAATGAACCATCTATTGCTATATTACTTCCTGATTTACTAACTACAATACCACCTGTACCTGTTGTAGTAACTACTCCGGTCAATCCATTTAACGACTGAACACTAAGTGAGCCTCCCGGAATTAATGCTATAATATCTGAAAGCAAAAAATTCTTAGTCACATCCAAGTTGTCTGCTTCCGAACCTATTAAAATATCATTAACGGTCGGTAGTGATGTAGGGTATGTGCTAATTTTTGCCATTGTATTATACTTTTTTTAGTGGTTCTTTTTCTTCTGATTTTTCAGAAACCTCTCCTGTCTCAATATTTATTACAGCGTCTCCACCGTATTTTTTTATCAATTTCTGTTCTTGTTCAGCATAGGTTACTTTAAGTTCCTCTACTTTTTTCAAAAGAGCAGACTGAGAGATTACTGTATCTCCAAGTTTAATTTTTGTTTGATTAAACTCGTTTACTAATCCTTGAATTGTTTCTAATTCTTTTTTTGTTAACTTCTTTGACATTTGATTTAATTTAATTATTAATATTTCTACAAAGATATGAAAAATATAGTTTACTATTCGCCTATAATTAATGGTATAGATACAGGGTTAATTAAGTTTTCAATTGACTCTGCTACTGTTGCCTCCCAAAAAGCTACAGTCTCTGCACCCATTGTAGACTGTACCCATCCAACAGATATCTCATTAGTTAATTCTGAGAAAGGAATAAAATCTGTTATATTGCTAGTGTCTATAGCTATTGTGTTTTCCCAAAAAGATGTATAAGGATTCCCTTCAGGGTCTAAAACATCTGAAACCCCTGTAACAAGCCATGTTACCCAAAACACTACGTCAGGATAAATTGTTCCATCTGATTCAAATTCAGGATAAGCCTCTACCCTTCTGCAATCCCAATTATAAGTTACCATATCTTTTCGTTTTAATTTTTTTCTTTTTTTTTTCTGCCTTTCTTTCTAGA